CAAAAAGATTATTTACATATTCTTCATGGCAGGAATGAGTCCAACAAGCCCAATTACCCTGATTACTAATTCCATCAGTAAAAATACAACAAGCCTCTGGATTATCGCCTCCATGCACTGGACATGGAAACGCTAGTCTATTTGGGTATTTAACATAGTCAATTTCAAGCTTTTCTAATAAATCATCAATCTTCAAAAAGACTTCATCACATAACGATGAGATCTTCTCCTTCGTTAATGTTGTCTGTTTCAAAACCTTCTTGTCTGACTTTATTGTTTTCGTGAATTTCATTTCTCGTTAAACCCTGTTCAATTCTTCCGTAACGACCATGCATCTTCATACTAATATAATCACCATCACACAACCCTTCGCCATGTCTAGAAACAACTGGTACAAGTTTTCTGTCACCATTGTTTACACCATCGGTTGCTTTTTCTTCATCTGATTTCAATTTAAAAATTGAAAAACTAGTACAAAGCCAAATCAAACGATCCGAACCAGAAACAGCGTCTGTGCTTTCTTTAGTGATACCATCTCTATTCAATTGTACAAAAGCTAAACATGGAACATCATACTTGACTGTAAAGTTATGCAGTTTAGTAATTTGAAAACCAAGCACTTGATACTCTTGCATAGCAGCGCTAATGCCTTCCGATCCCATTAGTTTGAGATAGTCATAAACTATCAAACAATCTTTTGTTTTTCCGTTTTCATCAAATCCAACATGCTGGTAAATCCATTTTCTTGTTTGACTGAGTATGTTCTCGAAAGACTCTCCAGAAATACTAATATAATGATATGGTATTTCTTTTAGTTTTTTTGCAGCGTTAAATACCTTCTCTTTATCTATTTCATTTTCAGTAAACTTTCCAGTAGAAATTCTATTGATTTCAACACCAGACAAGTTCGCGAGAATTCTATTATAATGATCTTCTTTAGACATTTCTGTATCAAGAACTAAAACAGGTACATTCAACTTGCTGGCTACATGCAAAGCGACCGCATCACCAAACATTGATTTGCCTACTTTTGGTCTTGCGGCGACAAGATCAACAGATTTTCTACGAAGACCTCCGCCAATCGCAGCATCATAAGCTGGAAAACCGCTAGATATTCCAACAAAATCAGATACGTTATTTGAAAGATATTCTAAGTATTCATCTAATCCCTCGCCAAGAGTTTGTGTTTTTTTGCTTGATGATTGGTATATATCGCTAGTTGCGTCAAGTAGAGGCTCTTCTATTTTAGATATAATATCAATAATATCTTCTTCGCCTGTCACTGAATTAAGTTCAGTTTCACAAGCTCGAAGGGTTTTCAGTAAATCTCTAGCCAATTTGAGCTTGGCTATTTTTGTAGCGTATGTTCCAATATTTGATTTGTGTATTGGAAAATTAAACAAAGATCTTATAAATGCTATTTCATCTTTGTTGTTTATTTGATCCGCAACGCCAAGATTATTCGCTGCCGAAAGAATGGACGATAGTTCGACTTGAGTATTTTCAGAAATTGACTTATAAATACAATCAAATATCAATTGATTCATGGGGTCTGTAAATGATCTAGAATCAATAAAATCTATATCTAGATATGCATCAAGACCGTGTTGGCAAAGTGCTGCCAGAACGGCTCTTTCTGAAGCTAAGTCTTCTAGTTTATTTTCTACTTTCTTAGGCATGAGTCACACACATAAAAATCGCGAGCATGTTGGGGATGAACCTGAACTTTTTTGTTGCAACGTGTACAAACTTGGTCTACTTGTTTGAAAGTTGGTCTTCGTCTTTCAGTTAGATTAACTTCTGGCGTTTTGTTTACTTCGTCACGATGTTCGCCAGTGTCTTTAAACTTATTAAAACGCCTGCCTTCTGTGACTGGTGTTTTTCTAACTTTGCTTTGTTCTTGCTTCATTACAAAAGAGTTGTCATTTTTTTCGCTAGTTTGTGGATTTCTTTTATAGGTAGGTTTCTCATTTTTTTCCGATTGTTGTTTAAGTATTTGTTGTAAAAGATCCGCAACCTGTTCCGGTGACAAAGAATCTACTATGCTTTTTAAATGTTCATTGTCCATACTTTCTCCTCGCTAAATTATTTAAAGTGTCCGCCATTTTCATCAATCTATCATGTTTCCCATCAAGCATTCTTACTCTAGCCTCTGCATGATTTTTAATCTTGAGTATCTCTGACGCGAGTGGATTTTCTTTTACAGCGGCGTAATACTTTTCTTGCCACTTTGAGTATTGACTGCCGTACTGGTTAATTACTCCACCTATTATAAACCAAATAGACGAATCCGCCCATTCTAAAACTGTTTTTTCTTTGGCTTTTATGGTTTCAATATATTCAGCATAAACATAAAGTTCATAAGCGTACATCATACATTCTTTATCGTTCAGCATTTTTAACCATTCGGAATTTCCATTTAGAATGGCATTCAATGTAGATTCATCTTTTGGCGGTTTCACTTCCTTGAGATGTTTAGAGAATTTCCAATCCTCTATGACTTGTAAAAATTCAGCTAATTTTTCTTCTCCAGTCATCTTCACTCTCGTTGTAATTGAATTCTATTATCTTAATTTCGTTTATATTACACCATTCGCGCTTATCCCTGTCTCTAGCCTGAGCGCGAAAGAATGATAATTTATCTTTAAAATGAAACTTGTTAAAGTTAAAGTGTTGTTGTCCATGTATTTCTACAACAAGATTCCTATTCGGAATAAAAAAATCAGCCCGAAGAGTTCCTTTTCTTCCTTGTGTTTTTGTTCCGGGTAAAGAAACCTCTTGTAGAATTCTATCATAAGGAAAACATATGTCAAGAATTATTTTTGCCTTTTCATGAAGTTTTGACCTTTTGGCTGAATCTGAGCCTGATTTTGGATTCCACTTATATGTATTCCCGTCTAAGCCTATTACTTTCATATTCAATCCTATCTAGCAGTAAATCAAAATTTTCTTCTAGCAGCAAAGAATAATCGTAGTTTACTTTCCCATATTGCTCATGAAATTCATTTATCTTTTTGTAAACATCGGTAAATTCATATCTTTGCACTATGATCATTGGCCATATTTTTGAGAAAACTCTATTCATCCAATTGTCTTGAACTATTGGAACTGTATTGCATAAAATGCATTCCCAAGTTCTAAACGTGTCGAGTCCGTTTCCAGTTGGCGCAATACAAAAATGATAAGAAGATAAAACTTCTGTAAATTGTTGCATAGAAAGTCTTTGCTCTTTTAAGATTGGCATACTAAGTTCTATGTCTTGATTTGCATACCGTTTCGGGAAATGGCAATCAATATACTTTTCACCCCAAGCCCACTCAGCTACCCGTATTCTGTACGGAGAAGTGATTGTAAAATTTGCGTAGCATAGTTTTTCTTTTTTGACATGTCTCAATTGATTTATATCTATTCCTTGCCAATCCTTTTTAAGGATGTTCAACGGAACTGGGTATATCTTTTCATGCAAAAGCTGACCCATGTTTGACATGAACCATCTTTTTACATTTGGCAGAACTGAATCTATTTCTAGATTAAGATACACTCCTCCGTGAGTTGCATCTTCAATAGTATAAGCGTATATGTTTTTAGATGTAATACTACATTGATTTTTCTTTATTCCCCAGTCTCCAGCATGTGTTACTAAAGTAGGAGAATTTTCATCGATATTGATATAACTCTGCATTGCTTCGTAAGTGTTTTTACGAGTTCCATTTTTTAAATCCTGTATGTTTATTTCCTTGCAACATTTGTATAAATTGCAGAAAAATTTTCCATCAATCTTACCTTCTTTTTGAAGACTCCAAAAATTCATGTTAAGTTTTCCTTTATCATCTTTTCTAGGGTATCAACAAGAACTGGATGAGATTTCAAAAAATCATATAGTTTATTTTGCCCCTGAAACTTAAAACCTTTTACTGAAAACAACTCTTCTTGATTTTCAACATTTATATCTGGAAAAATTTGTTTTGCTAAATCTTTATAAAGTTGAATAAAAGAACAAGTAAACCAAGCGCCGGATTTATCTATTAAACCGAGATCTAAAGCAAGCATTAAAATTTCCTGCGTTCGGTCAATCCCGTGGCCGTACTTGATATAACTCTGTACCTGTCCTCCCGGTGGTCCCATAGATGAACAAATAATTTTCCAGTTAACTACCTGACCAACTCGTTTACCTTCATCATCTTCCCAAAATTTAACTGCCGGGGTATTTTCTCCGCCGCCAGCAATTTCCATTCTTGTGTCAGCTTGATATTGAATTTTATTTCCACCATCAGCCATTTTAGCTTTACCAAAACCGGATGTATTCGCAATGTAATGAGTTATTGCAATAACAAGACCGCGTTGCCTCGGTAGTAACTGACCAACCTTCTTCGTGAATACAGAAAGAACCTTTGGTAATCCAGCGCGGCCAGCAGTGAAATCTCCATCAAGTTCTTTTTCTGGTATTAGCGACGATATAGAATCAATAATCAATACTGCCCCATAATTGTCAGAGTGACTCATCATCATATAAGCCCATTCAAGAAACTTCTCAGCTGGAATAGGTTTGTCTTCTGGAGCCATAATAAGCATCTTTTCAGGATCTAGTCCGTCCACTTGAAAATTCATATCCTTGAATCTTCCTTCTGCGTCAATATAAATTATGTTTCTTCCAAGCTTTTGGCAATTAGCGGCTATCTGCATTGCTGTAGTTGTATTGTGAGTAACATTAAAACTATCAGTTAAATAAAGATGGTCTTGGTGGTTAATAAAGATACATTGAGTTTCTTCTTTTCTAACAACTTCAACCTTCTTTATAGTTTTGAATAATTTTGGTTTTTTTCTTTTTGAATAGAAAATTTTACGACTAAGCTTAAAAAGCTTATTTACATCATTGCCTGATATATAAAGTCTAAAAGATTTAAATTCTTGACCATTGCATTTTGTCATTCTTTCTTTTGTTTTTACCATATACCCAAGCGAACGCAATAACTCTGCCACATGAATACTTAATAAGTATGACACAGTGCTGTATTCAGCAGACTTACCATTGTCATTATATCCGTCAGTATCCATCAGCCCACGAATTAATTCAAATCTATCATTAATAGATGAATAAAGATAGTTTTGTGGTATAAATTTTGTATGAGAGTTTTTACCCATAAGATTTAATGTTCTTAACTTATTAGTTAAATTATTAACATTTTTTTCATATCCAACAATAGAATAATCATATCTTGATCTATGATGAATTTCTAAGCCATTATTTTTTGCATAATATTTAAAAGCTTCTAAAATTTCATTATCTGATGTGGTAATAATAGGAGTTCCTTGTGACAACCCACCATCGCCAATTAAGCACCCCAGTATATACGGATCTATTTCAAGATTTTTACAGCCGAAATAAACAGGTTCACATATAGGAATTTTCCACTTTGCTCTATCGCTGTAAAATAAGCCTTCTTCTATTATCTGTCTCAATGGTAAAACTACCCATTCGTCATTTCTTCCGTGATAATTTTTGCATACTTTCCATAAGTGGTCTATCCCGCACTCCGCAAAAGTTCCATCATTAAATGTAACTCTATAAACATCTTTTAATCCCTGTGGATAAATACCGTTTATTTTCGCGAAGTCGCCATCTGGAGTACAAACCAAATCTCCAATTTTTAATGATCCCATTGTTTTAGGACCATCTGGTGTATAAACTGTAGATGTCAGTGGCTGATCTTTTCCGCTCTTAGGATCGCCGGTTAAAGTAACCCAACTACCTTCTTTTATTCCTCCTCCAAGAGCAATATCAATTGCTGGACCCACAGAAATAATTTCATAACTGCTTTTTTCTTTTAATACTTCTGTACCACTTTTAATTATCTGTCCATAATCTTTTGCTGACTTTTTAAGATAATCAGGTATTTTAGTTACTGCCATCTGCTTTCCTCAATTTGAAAAATAAACTTTTTTTATCTGGTAATGATTGTTTTGATTTGTATTCGCCTGTTGGTTGTTCTACTATCTTTTTTGGTTTTGCGTCTTCGGCATCTGTTATCTTCTTAGAATTTTCAATACCCTTTTTCACAAAATCTAACGGTAAAACAAAATTCTTACTTTTATGCAAAAACCCAAGCGAATAAACATTCGATCCGCTAGGGCTATTTAAATAATGAAGCACGGCTCTTTCTCCGTACTTATTTATTAGTTTATTGGCTACACGAATTTGTATTTCGTAGCTTTCTGTTTGATTCCAAAACTTATAAGCTAAACTTCCTTTGTTATCCTTTTCCGATTTTCTTATACATACAAGCTCGGCAATGTATTGCGCAGCACTACATGGTTGCCCTGTTGAGATACTGCTGAACTTCTTCGTGTTTTGCTTTTTCTGAGTCATGTTTAAATATCATGTGTTCAATGTTATTTTGTGTTATCAACCTTACGCTTTCAGCTTCTTCAAAAGCTGTTTCCGGCCAAGCAAACTTTCTGACATTGATATAATCACACTCATCCCTCAAAAGCGACACTGTTAAAAACTGAAAATCTCTAAACTCTCCACTCAAAGATTGATCTCTTGAGCATCCCCTACATATTGAAAAGCCATCTAGTCCATTGGGGTCTTCAAAAAAAATAAACTCTTTCATGCCGAACATATACAGTTTTATTCTAACTGGAACTACTTTATTTTCTTCGCAATAGTTCTTGAATCTTGTCCAGCAGTCGAGATAGTCTGGGCGTTCATAGTCACCGTAAATTGTCAAGCCATTTTGCATTTCGGCTGTCCAACTCATGTTTATTTTTACATGACATAAACAATGCATGTAATCATCAAAATTTGTACAAACTTCTGTTCTCATTTCTTTATCTTATGAATGAATTTATCGTATCTTGGACTAATTTTACTGGGGTCTTTCTTTTCTTTTGATTCATCTGCCGCCATAGAGGCCGCTTGAGTTGAAACAACAACTCCGCGTTCTGGCTTGCGCGCGTAAAGATTCTGGGCATCTGTTGCTTCTGGGGTTTTTGGCTCTTGGGAATATAGTTCATCTACAAATTTTTGAACAATAGGCAAGGACCGTTTTAGCTTCTCGGCCATTACAGTAACTTGCAAACCTTTGTAGTTTGTTTTGATATATTCTTTGTCTTCTCCAGATAATGGTCCCTTTTTCATTTCATCTCTCCGATAATAAAAGTCTTCGTGCCGTAGTAAAATGTATTCTGTTTTTAGTTTCCAAATATTTCAAAAAAGAGTTGAAAACTCTTTCACTAACTTTTCTATAGGAAAACATTTCAGAAACATGCTTTCTGCTTAAATTTGAATTTGCTTCATATGGGTCTATTAACTCTCCGCGACCAACCCTTACGAAGTAGTGGTATTGCAAATCAGTTACACTATATTTAACTTCAACCTTTTTAGCAAGCGATGAGTATTCTTCGCACTCTTTTGCCGCCTTGCCAAAGAATGTGACTTTTGTTTGTATTGGATCTGGTATTCCCATTTCTTTAAATAAAACTTCATCATCTGGATTTTGCATCTATATTCTCCAATATGTCTTTTACTTTTTTTATACAATCAGCTTCTGTTTCGCCTTTGATCAAAATTTGTGCTTTATTACTCATTCCATATTTCAATAATTCCGACTTGCTCAAAATAGATTCTCCCATAATACCTTGATTATCTAGCTCGCGAACATCAATTTTGAATGTCAAAACTGCAATATGAGGATTTGTTTTTCTAGGTTTTTCTGTTATTTGTTGAGTTACTGACTCGTAATGTTTTTTCAGTAGTTCAGTAAATTTTGCTTCGTATGGATTCAAGGCATTTCCCCAGTTTTTATATATTTAACTTGTTGTTCTGGCGTCATTGACTGAATTGCTCTATGTTCTTTTCTTTTCTTTTTTACTTCTTCGCTTACAGCGGTTTGAATTTTATCACTTTCTCTTTTAGTTTCTAGCTCATATTTGCCAATTTTGCTTGTATTTCGTTCTGCTAATTGGCCTATCGTTGTTGGTTCTCCGCGAACGAATACAGTTGGAGCGGAGATAAAAACTTTTTTAAGCGTTTCCTGTTCGCAAATTGGACATTTCAATATATTTGGTTCACTGGCACTTTGTCTTATTTCCGTGATATAGGCGCACGGCTCGCATTCAAAATCGTAAGTTGGCATTTTCCATCCTATCAAAAATAAAGGCTGCTGTATTTATAGTAATACAAAGCAGCCCATAAAACACAAAAAATCTAATGTTAACGCAGTC